CAAAAATAGTCCACATTTTCTTTTCCATGATGCGTAAACGGTCATCAACTTTTCGTATGTCTCTTTCACAACCTTTCTTAATTAAACTTGTCTCACGATCTAATGTTTTCTGTATCTCTTCTACCTTAGAAAAGAGAATAGCATCTATACGATCTTGTTTATCAAGTTTCTCATCGTGGACAGCAAGAAGTTGCCCAACCTTAATAGAATTGTCTTGGAGAGTATAAACTACTTTCTCCAGTCGCTCGATAATAGCAGCGTTTATACTCTCGGCCATGGTTGTGGATTAGTTCCTAGGTGTTACGGATAGCGAAATCTAATGCAGTTTGGAATGTCGAAGCGTCCTTGTTCAGTAAATAACGATACTGTTGCTGCTGATCATCACCTAGTTGTGAATAACATGCTGCAATTTTCTTAGCAGAGAAGTTGTCTAAATTCTGCTCAGACTTATCATCAAATTGAATCTTAGCAAAACTTGTCTCACCACTTGGGTTTAGTTCTGAAGTTGCAACAGTCAATGCTACATCTAAAGCATCCTGTGATTCCATAATATCTTTTGTAGTCACTTTAACATCCTCTTTTTTTAATTTCTTTTGTTGTGATGATGCTTTCTTTTTAAAGTCGGTTAGACGTGCCTTCATAAGGATGTCCATCTCCTTTGTCTTAGACTGCATCTTCTTCTTAGTCTCGTCACGTTTCTTCTGAAGATCTTTTTGACGACCAAGTTTCTTCATCTGACCAATACTCTTTTGAGCACGTTCAGTTTCAGTTGACTTTTCAGAAATAGTTTGTAGTTCTAGTTCCTCTTTCATTTTTCTTTTTGTAATACGAGACATAAGTTTTTTCGCACCCTTGGTACGACCATCCACACTATCTTGGTTATTCTTTTTATAACGTCTGTGTGATCTGGGGTTAACAAATACGAATGCTGGAGGCATACTAAGGGCAGCACCATCGCCAGCCATCATCTCTTTTAAATTAGATTCAGTTGACGTAGACATTCTTGATCAATATCAGTATTTAGTGTAAGGGGTAGTCTATCCAAGAAGAACATAAATGCCTTCAATATAGACCAGTGGGTTGCATCTATTTTAAAAAATAGAAGTGGGGTCGCAGCATCACCGAATGCATTGTATAAAATTATAATGTGATTCAGTATAAGATGAACCTTGAAGTCACCCTGTGTCTCATATCTTCTTAGAAGTCTTTTAATATACTTGAATCTCTTCAGGTCTTCTTCAAAGTCTTCATAGGTTACAGAGAGTGGGTTATCATAATTTTTAATAGCAAACATCATCCAGTTATCCTGGGTCAATTCATCGAACTTCATTCATTTATGCGTTGCTGTCTGTAGTTAGAGTAGCAGCAGTAGAGATCACTTCAACACCACCAATGGAGTTGTTGACTTTAACTCTATACTGGTATCCATTTTCAGTTGCTGTAAGTCCAGTAAGTGCAAGTGTCTGGTTAGTAGCACCTGAAACATCACTGAAGTTAGTACCACTGTTTGTACTGAGTTGCCACTGATAGGTGATAGAAGCACCAGAACCAGTAGAAGATGCAGTAACACTGAATGTGTTAGCAGCAGTTGCAGCAGTAACTGTTAAGACAACAGCAGCACCGCCTCCTCCACCAAGTGAAGCATCAGCGATTGTTATTGTCTCATTATCAACGTAACCTGTACCACCAGATACTAATGTAACTGTTGGTGTACCATTAGCAGCAACAACAACTGTGAAGTCTGCTCCAGTACCAGATGCACTACCAGCAGCATCAGTTACTGTGTATGTTCCAGCAGTTCTGGATCCATCAGCAGCACCATTACTGGTAAATGTACCAACTGCTCCAGCAGGGAAGTATACTGTAGCGTCAGCAGGTTGAGAGGAAATTGTAATCAAGGAAGTAACGTCACCAGCATAAGCATCATCAGCAAAGTCACCAGAAAGTGCAGTACCAGCTTTTAATGATGCTATACATTCTGCTTTGTGACGAGTAGAACCACCAGCATCAGTGAATGTCCTGTATGCCCACCATCCAGGAGAACTCAAACCCTTTGCTTTGTTTTCTGCAAGTTGTGCTTCTGCTTGACTAACACCAATGATTTGTGTGGTAGATGCTGCAGAAGTTGCACCTCTCAGTATGAAATCTGATAGTGCTTTGGGTGCAGTACGTCTTAGCACACTAGCTGCTGCTAGAGTTGCATTGGTACTACCAGCATACACTTTACCAAGTGTAATTGTATTGCCGTCTACAGAGTTACAAAAGTACTGAACATTGTCCAGAACTATGATATCTCCAGCGACAATAGTGTCTGCTGTATTTTTAGTTACAGTTGCTGAAGCATTTGTAACCGCAACTGTTTGCGTAAATGCTGCACTGTCTGTTGTTCCAAGAATGGGCATCGTATTACTTCCGAGTACTAATTTAATTTCCTAAAGTTTATTTATAAAACTTGATGACTATCCTTCTAGCAAAGCTTTTTCTAATGCTTCAACTAGTTGATCGTCTACTTTGTTGCCTGATTTAGCAGCAGCTTTTTTAAGAAGACCGATAAGAAACACTTTTAGTTTCTCTTCTAGGTCTTCAGGTATTTTGTCTACCGCCTTGTTAATCACATTGATTGCGATTGGTAGTAAGAATTTAGTCATGATTAATAAAGTAATTAACTTTATTTATCAGCTATACTCTCTGTTCCACCAACCGAAAAGGGATTGTACTTAGATCTTGCTAACCTATATGCTTTCTCATGCATGGTTACAATTTCTTCAGCATCCTTCTCAAACTCAGGTGTTGACTCATGTCTTGATGCGTACTTAGTATCATCATCTGTTGCTATAGGCATAGCATCAAGAGGGTTTTCATAATCTTTTTTATCATTCATTATATGTTACTAGTAACTGTTATCTTTAACCTGCACTTCAGTTTTCTTACCCTTCTTCTCAAACTTACCATCGTTGACGGTAGGCATAACCTCTACTGGAGATTTTTTCTTAGACTTTTTTGCTTCTTCTAAGGCATCTAATGCTTCACTTGACCAATATACTTTCACCTCTTCATTCTTTTTTCCCTTTACAGCATGTTCCTTACAAGGAGTAGCACCACACTTAGGACATGACTCCACTGCTTGTGGTTGCATCTCTTCATTCTTCACACAGTTATCAACACGCTTACCACCTTTCATCTTAGTACCACGTTGACTGTATCCTTTCCAACAGGCTTTACCATCGAGTCCTTTTTTCTTTCCTTCAGTCTTGATCGTGGACTCTTCCGAACAAGACTTTTCTACTTTTTTGAGTAACCTAGTATCTTTGCAGCAGTTTTCCTTGCCTTTGCTTTATATGCTTCGCTCTTAGTAGGTTCAGGTGCTTCAGTTTCAGGAACATATCCTTCTACATCCCACTTCTCACCTGTAACTGTGTAAGTAGTGTCTGTTAACTCACTAAGTTCTGTAAGAATCTTAGATGCTTCATCCCAAAGTTCTGACTGTCTAGCATCGATGTCTTCCTTCTTCATTGCCTTCTTGATTGCCTTATCCTTAGAACCAAAGTACTCTGCCTTGCCTGATTCTACCTTACCATCTCCATCGTAGTCTTTCTTTGCTTTCTTACCTTCTTCTACTGGTTCTACTTCTTCCTTCTTAACCATCAAATTCTTTATCTGAGCACCATAAGAAGACTTGTTCTTTGTGCTATCAGGAGGACCAGCATTGAACTTAGGATCTTTTGTACTACCGTCATCTGTATTAACAACCTTTAGAGTCGGGATAGTTTCTGTATCAAAAGCAGGTTTAGGTATAGTACCTATTGGTGTTGTAACTTCATCTTCAGCTGGTTTCTCTACAACAGCAGAACCAGGAGCAGGTACTTGCTCTTCCATGTTGCTGCCTTGGAATCCAGCACCATCCATCCACTGAGCGTATGACTCTATTAATGCTTTTGAATATCCGTCATTATGACGAACTGATGTTGATGGTGTTTGCTTGTCCATGAGTAAAAAGGGTTGTTCTTCTTGGTTTATTTATATCATTCACTTCTCTTATATCACGTATCCATGCTCGGAACATTTCATCCGACTCGGTTACGCATATAACATAATTAGGTCCAGTGCGAATAATTTTACCTTTCACACCAGTCAAACTGTTCATTACGACTTCTCCTTCAGTGAAAACATGCTTCAGTCTGAAGTTTTGTCTGACCGCTTGTTCTTTTAGGTCTCTAAAAGTTTTCATTTAACACTTCCACTTTCGTAGTGCCAGTGCTTTACGAGTTGGTTTGCCCTTCTCATCCTTCATTGGTCCTTTGTTTCCTTTCATTCTAGCACAGAATGATCTTTTACGTGGACCACCTTCAGGTTGTGGTGCTTTTAGATCAGAACCAGGATTCTCACGTTCATAAGACTTACGTCCTTTCTCGTTGAGTCCTCCAGTTTTGCTTTTACCTTCTTTCCTTTGCCAAGCAGATTCTACATTAAGGGTCTTAGGATAATCCTTATCACCTTTACTTGCTTTGGGTTCACCACGCTTTCTTTTAGCATGTATGTTGTCCCACAGTCCCTTCTTCTTAGCTTCAGATATAAATTCAGAGTATGATTTCATTTAAAATTAGCAGGTAAGTTTGCTTTTATCTCATTCATGAGACTACGACAATCATTATCATTTAACTTGGTAGGTATCCCCTTACGAAATGCAGCAAAGTCCGAAGCAAATGCTGCTCTTCTCATTTTTGTACCAGATACAGCAAATGTATCACCATCTGCATCTCTGCTACCAGAGGAAACTATATCAATTTTACGAAACTTAAATTCCGTACCATTGTATTTATGCAAGAACTGCATAGCACCAACACGATCAGATCCTACAAGCATTATAACCTCATCATATCCAGACATCATAATGTCCTGTAGTACCTTTACTGGATCTCTAGGACCACTATGAATCTTACCCTTATGTTCAGGGAACATCTTGTTCATCCAGAACAGTTTTCTATCTGGTGGTAAAGGATTGTTTCCTTTCTTATCTACTGTCTGTGAAATGTAAATACGATAGTCATCTACACTAGCAGTACGCTTTACACCAGCAAAGTTATCTTTGTGTCCTGTGGTGGGTGGTTGAAACCTACCAAATGTGAAGTAGCATCGTTTGGTTTCTAACGCCATTTCTTTGCAACAGTAAAGTTATTGTAGGAGAACTCAAGACGGTTCACAAACTTAATCATGTCTCCATCTTTATGTAGAACATAACCTTCAGGAGTAGTCACCTTATATCCTTGGTCTGTTTGGACATAAGTCTTGAAAGTTTCAAGGTGATCTAGTTTATCAATAACAAATTGTTTGATCTCCTGTATCTCCTTGTAGAGATGCAACATTGCTTTGAACTTCTCAGCATTGTTCATAAGATAGTTCTCACTATCATAGATCAAAGTCTTTTTCTGTACCTGTGCAGCAGGTGTCTTTAACTTATCAGCCATTGGTTTGACTTTACTATGATAAAAGTTAGTCAAATCCTCAAGTGCTTGAGTTGGATTTGATATAGTCTTTTGCTTTTTAATCTGATCATTAAAGAATTGTTTGAGGTATGAAGATACATGCCACTTAGCATCACCAGTAGTACCAGACAGTTGAGTCAATTCATCTAAGAAATCACCACACTTCTTACAGTCTCTGTCTATACAAGAAACCATACTATCAAATTTAACTTCCTCTGCATGATTCAAACCTACTCTATCCATAGGAGTATCGTTCTGTATACAAACAACATCCTTACTAGATTTAACCTTAGCACCTGCACGTGCAGTCATGTTTGAAATATCCCACCCCTCTTTCTCACCAGCATAGTGAGTATGAAAAACTACTCCAACTTTTGCTGCTCCAACATCTTTACCTAGAGGGTGATCAACAGGTATACCATACGTGATAGTATTTGGTGTAAAGGTGTACAATCTTTCACCATGTATAGTCTCTGTCTTCCTAGTAGCAGCAGTGAATAAAAAGTCACCTTGTATCACACCATCAATACCTAACTGTGAGAAATGTTCTAAAGCAAGTTTCAAACCAGCAGCTAGATTAGCTTGACTACTATACCATTCATCAATCTGATCAGCACCATAACATATCTTTGGATTCTCTTTGTTAAATACTGACTTGGTTCCAACAAAGAAATGTCCATTGGCAGGATCCTTACCACATATAATAGAAGGTGCTCCATCCCATTTGGTTTGCATGAAACCTGTACTGTTATCACATCCAAGCATCTTCCTAAGTTCCTGTAAGAAACCAACAGCCGCCTTACATCCATCAACTCCATAGTTGAGCATCTCATCTTCTAGATGTTCTAAGTGTTTTAACTGTGCTATGTTAGCCATTAGGAAACTTTAATATACGGTGCAGACTCATCAGACTCTGATGTAGCATAAAGATATAACTTCGTAGCAATATCATCTTGTTCTTTTTTACTAGAAGTTCTCATAATATCAGCAAGAACTAAACCCATATACTTTGCAAACTTCCACTTCTTAGACATACCAGTTATATCATTTAGTTTTATATCTTCATCAACAGCAAACATATCTTTATTTGCTACAGCTAACTTTAATATCTCATCATCTAAGTTGTCTGCTGCTGAAGCAATTGCTGATGTCTTTGTGTAACCTGTCTTCTTAAACAATCCATTGTTATCACCCAATACTTTCTTTAAAACATTATCTAATACACCACCACCTATCTTACCATGCTTTGCCGATTCACCCATGACTTCACCTTGCCATGTTTTACCAGCAGTATCAGTAGCACGAAACTGTACTTCTATATTACCAGGTGATGCTGTAAAATACACATCCATAGAACCAAAGAGACTCTTAGCTCTCATACCTGAGAATGTTCTCTCTTGTTTTTTGGGTCCACCTATAAAATTCTTCTTAGATATATTTGCTTCACCAGAACCAAGACCTTTCAAAGACACACCAATTAACTTCTTCTCTTTAATTAACTTCATCATCTGTAGATTTAGATCAGCAAAATTTACAGTGTCTGTGATAGATGTGGTATCGAAGTTACAATCACACATGTAAATATCTGCTGGAGTCCACTTGTTAACATTTGAAAATGGTCTCTCTTCATTCTTATTGACCACTTTGAAATGTTCTTCTACTGTATCAACGACAGATTTGCCTCTATAGAAATGAAAATTAGTATTCTTAAACTCTTGTGTATCATATAATTTGTTAGCAGTTTTAATAGTAGAGGTCATCCAATCTGAATTGTTATTCAGAAACATAAAACATTCTTTTTGTGTTGCAGTTGTGTCTACATGAGATTTAACTGCATCAAAGTCTGACTCTTTTAAAACGTAACCAACTGGTAAACCTTTATGTTTATAAGCAAGTGCAGTCATCCAACAAGCAGCACTTTCAAACATCTCTGTTGCTTTTGCACCAGCACCTGATCCTGTATTACTTCCAAACTCCTGTGTCTTCTTAATCTTTGTGAACCCTATTGTATCAATCTTCTTTGTCTTACCTATCTTTCGTGCTTCTAAAACTTTTCCTTTAGCACCACTATATCTTGACTTAAATGAATCATGTCCATCTGGTGAATCATATGGAAGATCACCATTAAAGACATCTTCCATATCATCATAAACTTTCTTAGGTGCAGTAAGTAAAACCTTACCGTGACTTTCAACCTCCAATTCTCTACGTTTATGAATTGCATCAAAAACAACAAGGAGATACATATCACCCTTGCTGTTTACTTGACCGAGTTTTCTCCACGTTACATTGGCCATTGCAACCTACTGTCTAGGTATATTTAGATCAATGAGGGTTGTATACCTTCAATACAATTATTGATGATGCTATAACAACGATTGTAATTAATGTAATGATGTGCATTATATGTCTCCCTCTGCTCTGTTTTCTGATTGAAATACATCAAACTCACCACCAGGATATCTTGCTGCTAACTTGATCATGTTAGTAACTACGATAGTCTGGAAGTCTAATCCTAATGCATTACATGCTTGAGCAATATACCAAAATACATCACCCAATTCTTTTACCATATGGGTCTTAGTATCTTCAGTAAGTTCTTTACCTTGAAAGGCAATCTTCTTTACTATCTCTGTAAACTCTCCACCTTCTGCACTGATACCAACAGCAGCAGTAAGAAGTCTAGGGA